ATTCAACTTGTTTCTTATCTATAATATAATAAACTTTATTCTGTTTTCAAAGTTTTTACACCTTTTTTATGTTTTGGATCGAATGGACAATGTCGACATCCATTTCCACAACATGTGCCTCGTCTTGAATGATATGATTCGGTCATTACCCGATATCCATTTTCATAATAAAAGTCCGTTGGAAGGAGCTTGTTTCCAAACTCCCTCACGAACTGTTGTTGAATCCAATCTTTTGATGCTGGCTGTATCATTATTTTATCTCACACGCTCCGCCTGCACAAGCTAATTCGCCTGATAAGTCGGTATTATCATCCAATTCAATAACTTGACTCAAATCAATATTATGTAAAGATTGCATCATGGCTTCATATGTTTCTTTAGTGCAATCTTCAAACGGTGCTTGTATATATGTTCCTCCATCATATGGTAATACTGATAATCCATTATAATGTTTTCTATTTTCCCACATCCATTCTCCAGCAAATTCCCATTCATCTGCTTTCAAAGATACCGTTGCAGATACATTGTGTGTATTATTTCCTGAACGATGTCCTGGTTTAACCCATTCTAGATGTACTTTTTTAATTCGATCTAAAAGTTGAAACGGCGATTCTGTTCTCATGATAGCTCCTTCTGGTGCTTTTTGTGGAATAGAAATTACTGCTGTATCATGCGGACGAAAATATTCATCTTCAACAAGTTCCGGATGCTTGTCTGCCAAGTAACTGTAAATAGCTTCATTTTTTCCTACTCGGATTCGACGTATATAGTAGTCATTATGCCATGCATGTATTCCTGATGAAGTACCTAATGCTAATGATGTTGTTCCTGCAGGTTTAACTGTAGTTGTACGAGCTGATTTGTTGATCCCAATAAGTGCAGCAACTCGGTCATTCTCAACATTAACAACTTTTGCAGCTGCTTTCATATCATACCCTAATACAGTACCTGATCCAATACCTGTCATTGAAATTCCAATCAATGCATCTTTCTCAGTTGTACGTTGCCAAACTGGACGAAGATAATGGAAGTTAGTATATCCTGCTTGAAGTGTACCAATAAATGCTGCAGCAGTAGCGCGTGCTTCTAAATCTTCTTGAGATTCAATATCCGATGCATTTACTTCACATAAGTTACAAAATTGAAAAGGACGCAATGCAATCTCGCAACATGGATTTGTTCCCCAATCTTTATCATTTGTTAGATAAATTCCAGGTTCTCCAGCGCCACTTAATTCAACACGTTTCCACAAGTCCATAAAGAATTCTTTTGTTAGTTTATGTCTCATTAATGTAGCTGAATTGTTTGCACGGCCTCTTTGTGGATTAATTTCCCACCAATTACCTGATTTACATGAAATCATTTCTTCATCATCTGCACTAAACAAACTAATCAAAGCAGCTCGACGAATACCGCCAGCTAATACCGCGTCAGCAACATGACATACCATGTCGTGCACTTCAATAGGTGAAAGTTTATCGCCATCTTCTTTAGCATCTAAAATTCCTTGCAGTTTCATCAAGCATTCTTTTAGTGGTTGAGGTCCAGGGGCTTTACCTCCCGAAGTAACTAGACGTGCTCCTTTTTGACGAATATCTGAAAAGTCAAAGTTATAAGATGACCCACCTACAAAGTATGATTTAACAAGCATTTTAACTGCATCAGCCCATCCTTCAATTGAGTCTGCAATTAAATAACGACGAGACTTTTTTGGATTTGGTTTATGTATTTCCGGTAAATTTTCTACATGATGTTTTTGTACTGAATATCCTACTCCCGTACCGCCTAGCAATAAGAACATTGCTTCACCAAAGGCACGATGATCATCAATTGGAAGATATGCACAATTGTATATACGATTCGGAGAAATTTCAATTGGTTTACCGCCGAATTGTAAACTACGCATCGATGGTAATACTTTTTTGTCATAAACGAATCGATATGCAGATTCAATTTCATCTGTTAAATGCGGATATTTTTTAATATGCATTTCTTTGTTTCTTGTAACTAGTTCATTCCAAGTTTCCCTACGGTTTAATTCGGGAAGGTATTTGGCATACTTCATATATACCGTAATTTCACTCAAAATCTGATTTGAAATCTCCATTAGTGTAATCTCCTTGTTTTTATTTTTATAAATGATTTTAGATAAAAAAAAGGCAGGAATATTTCATCCTAGCCTCTTTAATATAAATATGTTTTTAACCTAAAGTTCCGCCCAGATCTTTAAACTTTTGAGCTAAATTTTTCTTGACAATATTCTCTCCAGTTTTCATAACTTGAGTAGTTTGCTTGCCTTGTGTTGTTTGTGGTTCAAAGAATTGAAATTGACCATTATTTGTATTAATCTTACAAGGTAATGTTATTCCATCCGGGCCGAACCTATTCTTAATTACGTGACCTCTACCAGTACCTGACATCTTATCTTCAACTTTTCTAGAAAGAGATACAAGGAAGTCAGCAACCATTACTTTACCATATGATGATGCAATCTTATCTGCTTCAATGATATCCTCTTCTAAGGCGCTTCTACCTGCTTGTGATGCGGTCCATACAGGAATGTCATATTCCCCTGCCATACCACGTAACTCTTCGTACAACTCCTCTAAGGCTTCGTGTTTGTCCTTTTTGACATTGATCTTTAACAAGTCACCGTAATCCACAATAACTAGCGCAGGTGTATTGCCTAGCATGATTGTCTTTTCTAAATGGGCTTTTAAACCCATAACTCCAACCGATTTAGTTGGAAAATACTTTACAATCAAATTACCAGAAAGTGTTTTCATTCTTTCTTCAACCGTATCTTGATGATGTTTTAATGTCTGAGCATTGATTCCCGTTAATACCGAATCATATCTTTGGCCAACATAATTTTCATTAAGCTCTAATGTATAATGAATAACTGTCTTGCCGGCTTTAACTGCATTGGCGCCAATGTTAATAAGCAACCAAGATTTACCAATACCTGCGGGAGCCATTACTACTCCCAATTCGCCGGGAGCTAATCCTCCATCCATTAAGTCATCAATAACATCCCAACCTGTTGTAATTGTATGTCTAGATGCTTCTGCATAACGAGCTGAAATATTTGCTTTATATTCTAATCCAATATTAGTATCAGCACCGGCTTTCATAGCACCATCAATTTTGCTTTTTATTTCATCATAGTTACCCATCTTTAATAGGTTAACCGAATCCATAATTGCTCGTTTGATTTCTTGATTCTTGCAAAATTTTAAAATTTCATCTTTAACAAAAGTAAGATCATCCGATTCCATAAAACGGAATACCTCTTTCAATTGTTCTAGAATTGATGTCTTTAAAATATCATTATCAATCTCCGTAACTTTTACTTTAAGTACATCTTTTGACGGAGGACATTTATATTCTCTAAAATGAGTCAATATAACATCTAACAACCAACTGTTTGCATCTGATTCGAAATAATCAGCTTGGATAATATCTGTAATTTGCTGTAAAAATAATCTATCCGTGAACATTGCTGCCAAGACTTTGACTTGAAAGCCATATCCATATTCACTCAGTTTGTCTGTCATATAATGATTATAATAAAAATGATTTTAAAATCAAATTATTTTTGTGTTTGTTTTGCAAAAGCTGCTAAAGACAACCAAGTATTGTTTAACCACTCTGGTAAGTTCTTCATTATAGCCCACATCTTATCCTCATAGAATAAGCGTTGGAATTCTGATCTATCTAAACCCGATACTGGTTGTTCCATGATACCTCTAATCTTGCTAGCAGTATTTGCTGGGATATCTAAAAGTTTGATATTCATTAATCGATAATTTTGTTCAATTATTCTAGAATTATCAAGTATCTTTTGATATGATTTTGATTCCTTTAAATTGTCTTTGCTCTTTTCAAACAATGCATCAACCGTAAATTCTTCACGATTTGCTAATTCAGGAACTAATTTTAAAATAGTCTTAGGACCAATACCATGCACTCCTGGAATATTATCAGAAGCATCGCCTGTAAATGATCGATAAATAACCATGTTATTAGGATGAACACCAAACTCGTCTATAACTGCTTGTTGATCATACATTTTCTTTTTGATAGGAGACCATACTTGAATTCTATGATCTACCAATTGATAGAAATCTCTATCCGTAGAAACAATTGTCATTTTCTTGCATGTTTCCTCATACATTTGTGCGATATATGCAATTGCATCATCTGCTTCAATTCCATCCATTGCCATGAATGTAACCGGAAGACAATCTAAATAAGAAACTAATCGACTAAATTGATGTCGCATCGATTCTTGTTCATCTTCAATTGTTGAATCATGATGATCGTGACGACGCAATTTAGTTTTATTAGCTCTATTTGCTTTGTAATCACCATAAATCTTTTTTCGTTTTGCGGAGCCTCCCCTACCATCAAATACGATAATACAACGCGTTGGTTTGAAATCCCTTACGGTTTTGCCAACTGAATATAAGAATCCAGTAATACCACCGATGTGGTCACCGTCTTCATTATATGCAGGTGTTGCTCCAAAACTACGAATAAAAGTATTCAAGCCGTCAAATACTATGAGATGATCATTTACATTCGACGGACTTGAAGTTCTTTCTTGTTGTAACTCTTTGAATAATTGTTGATACTTATTCACTATCCTTCTTCATCAATGATGTCAGTTGTGATAATTACATCATCTATGCCACCGTCAATTCCAGCTTGATATTTGAATATGTAAGCATCGCAAATTCTTTTATATAACCTATCTTTTGCTTCTGGGTTATTAATAACCTTTTCAACAAAATCTTTACTTTGGAATTTTAATTCGCCAAACGTTTCTCCGGTTTCATGATCCATATCTTCCAATGTATACCATGCACCTGATTGTTTAACTAAATCAAAATTCTTCATGATTGATAACCAACCACCGTAATTGTCAATACCACTATCATAGTAAATTTCATAATCTACTTTGCGATGTGGTGGTCCCATACGATTCTTAACTACCTGCACATTTGTTTTGCTTCCTACAACTTGTTCTACACTATTAACTTTAGCTTTGATCATACCTGTATTCTTAAGACGAAGACGAACTGATGCGTGGAATGGAATTGCTTTACCACCCGATGTTGTCCATTGGTCTCCAAATGATACGCCTAGTTTGGTACGTAACTGATTTGTAAAGATAAGACAAATACGCTCACGTGCAATCCAATTAGTTACTTTACGCATTGCCTTTGATAAGATAATTGATTTTGATGTTGCATAACCATCTTTATCATATTCAGCTGACATTTCAATTTTTGTAGATGCACCCATAATTGAGTCTACTACAATTGTCACCATACGATCTTTATCTGATTTACGAACTCCTTCTACAATTGTTTCAATCGTTTCAAAGATTTCTTCAATTGTTTCTAATGGAACATAAAGCATTGTTTTTAAATCAACACCAATAGCCGTTAGGAATTCGGAACTCGTAGCAGATTCTGTATCAATATAAACAGCTAATCCACCCTTCTTTTGCGTTTCTGCTAAAGTATGTGCTGCTAATAATGATTTACCAGATGCTTCTAATCCGGTAATTTCAGTAATCCGTCCCACAGGAAATCCACCATAGGGACGATTTGAAATCGCTAAATCAAGCATCGAGCAACCTGACGAAATCCACTCTGATACATTGCTTGGAGAATCTTCATCGCCATCTAAAAAGAACGCAGTCTTAAGATTTTGTCCTTTAAATTGTTTGTTGATACTATCCGCTAATGTATTTGCTAGACTGTCTTCTAGTTCCAGTTTACTTTTACTCTTTGCCATGTAGACTCCTTATTAATTAAATAAATCATTAAATGCTGATGCAACATCCTCAACTTTACCTGCAATTGGTTTTGCGGCTTTTTCAGGTGCTGCTGGTGCTGAAGTTTCTTCTTCTTCAACATCTGAATCTGCATTCTCTGGATTCATCCATTCTTTAAGAGCATCTTCTAATTCTTGATAAGTTGGCTCAGGGAACAAATCAGTGATTACTGGTTGATTCAAGATTTTCTCTGCAATTGCTTTGTCTTCAGTTGCAGGTTGTGTGTTTGGTTTAACACGGATTGCTGTTTTAGGAAAAGCTCCGCCTTCTGCTGGTGTAAATTCTACGTCAATATCGCGACCATTCATTAAGTCGGTAATATCACCATAATCTGCATCTGAGATAATTGATAACAACTCAGTGTAGATTTGTTTACCGAATCCCCAGAATTTAACTCCTTCAGATTCTTTACCACGAACGATTACAGGAACATATGTTCTCATTTTCGGTTCAATTTTGCGACCCATTAGCCATTCGTCTTTGTCACCAGTTTTCTTAAGTTTGTCTGCAAACTCAACAATTGGATCTGCATTACCAAATGTAATCGGAGATAA